GCGCCGAGCGCGGGGCGCTCAAAGAGTGGCGGCCGCTCCGGCTGACGTTCCCGTGGTCGCATCAGGTGACGGTCCTCCCGCCGGTCGAGGTGCCGCAGGCGTGCTGACGGTCGTCTGCTGGAAATGGGCGCCGCGGACGGGCTACCGCTCGACGTTCGGGCCGGAGACGGTGAACGTCCTGCGCGCGATGGTGCGTCGCCACTACTCGCACCCGCACCGGTTCGTGTGCGTCACCGACGACGCCGTCGGCATCGATCCCGACATCGAGATCCTGCCAGCGTGGAACGACTTCGCGACGGTGCCCAGTCCGCACGGCGGGAAGCACCCGAGCTGCTACCGGCGCCTCCGTCTGTTTCATCCGGACGCGGCGCAGTGGTTCGGCGATCGGGTCGTGTCGCTCGACCTCGACCTCGTGATCTGCCGAGACCTGTCCCCGCTCTGGAATCGGACGGAAGACGTCGTCTTCTGGGGCGACACGAATCCGCAGCCGGGCAGCCACTACAACGGCTCGATGATGCTGCTCACGACCGGCAGCCGTCCGCAGGTGTGGACCGACTTCGATCCGGCGTCGTCTCCGCGGCGGTCGCTCCTGGCGAAGTGTTGGGGATCGGATCAGGGCTGGATCTCCTATCGCCTCGGGAGGGGCGAGGCGAAGTGGACGCGCGAAGACGGCGTCTATAGCTTCCGCAACTGGATCCAGAAACGGCGGAACGTGCTGCCGTCGAATGCGCGCGTCGTTGTGTTTCACGGCGCGATCGATCCGTGGTCGTCGCAGGCGCAGGCGCTGCCGTGGGTGCGGGCACATTGGAGGCGGGATGCCTACCTGGAACACGCCGTATAACCCGAAGGCGTCGGGATCCGGGCGTCGCGATCGTCCGGTGCTCGTGCAGTTTGTCACCGACGCGACGGAGGACTCCGGATTCCCGACGGAAGCCTGGGAGACGTTGATCGACATCTACTGGTGCTCGAAGCAAGACATCAGCGGGTACATCAAAGTAGAAGCCGGGCAAGCGTCGGCGCCGTTCCAGACACGCTTCGAGGGGCACTACCGGACGGACATGGATCCGGAGCGGATCAACATCGTGAAGGAACGGCGCTTCGTCTTCGCCGGCCGGACCTACGACATCATCGCCGCGTCGCTGATCGGCATGCATCACGGCGTGGAATATCTGACGATCGGGAGAATGGGGTGATCACGGTCGAGCGCTGTGACAAGCCAACGATGAAGAAGATCGCGGAGGCCCTCGAGAAGGCGGCCCTCGGGAAAACGGTCTCGTTCGTGTTCGAGGAAGGGATGCACCGGATCGAGGACCAGGGGCAGGTCTACGAGCAACCGAACGGAACGGCGACGTTCCGACTGTTCATCAATGGCGGCGCGAAGGATTCAGGGGACGAGGTCAAGGCGGATGGTCACAGTTCGGTTTGAGGGCGGCGCGGAGCTCGCCGCGGCACTGCGGAAACTGTCGACACGCATCTCCCGCCGGATCGCGCATGAGTGTCTCGTCGAGGCCGCGGAGCCGATGCGGCGTCGGATGTCGTCGCTCGCGCCGCACGAACCCGGGAAGCCGGACCTGCGCGACACCATCGTGATCAGCCGCGCGCGTGGCGAGGACGCCCAGGAATCGGCGGTCGCGGTTGGGCCGAGCAAGTTTGGCTTTTACGGGTCGTTCCTGGAGTTCGGCACGAAGCACATGGCGGCGCAGCCGTTCGCGCGGCCGGCGTTCGACCAGACGCACGAGCAGTCGCTGCAGATCCTAGGGGCGGCCTGTTGGCGTGAACTCGCGGCCAGGGGCGTCTCGAGGAGCATCAGCCGGGAAGGGCCCGTCGAGGAGCTCGGCATGGAGTGGGAGTCTGAGGGCACGAAGATCCCGAGGGGCGGGCGATGAGTCCGGAGGAAGCCGTGCGCGAACGGATCCTCGAGATCACGGCGGTGACGGATGTCGTCGACGATCGGGTCTATCAGTTGAAGCTGCCGGACCTCGCGCCACTGCCGGCCGTGCGTGTGCAGATGGTGAGCGGCGAGCAGTCGCTGCTCCACCTACGCGGAGGGATCGGGATCTATCGGTCGCGGATTCAGGTCGACACCTACGCGGCCGAGGCCGACGGCGGCGATCCGTATCGGATCGCGATGTCGATCGGGGAAAGCATTCACGGGGACGACGCGGGCGGCGGGCTCGCAGGATTCACAGGGGACATCGGCGATGTACGGGTGCTCGCCATCCGTCGGGCGGATCGTCGAACCGAGTACGACTCGGAAGAACGCAAAGAGGTTCGGTGTAGGCAGGACTTCTTCGTCGATTGGAAGCGGATCGCCTGACGGCACACATCAGAGGAGCGAGCAGCAATGGCAAATCGGACCGATCAATTCTACGCAGCCGAAGCCGCGATCCACGGCTACGGCGCGCAGCTCATGGTGGGCGACGGTGCAACACCGACCGAAGGGTTCGAAGCCGTCGCCACACTCGTCACGATCACGCCGGGCGAGATGTCGACGGAGGACATCGACCGGACGCACCTCAGAAGCCCTGACGCGCACAAGGAACATATGCCGGGGATGCGCGACTCTGGCGCCTTCGAGGTCGAGGGGATCTGGCTGCCGCTCGAGGAGAGCCAGAACAACGACGGCGGCGGATCCGGGTCGTTCGCGACTGGTGGCCTGATCTCGATGTGGCGCGATCGCCAGATCCGCAACTTCAAGATCGTCCTCTTCGCCGACGGCTCGCCGTCGATCGAGTGGCCGTTCCGCGGGTATGTCTCCCAGTTCCAACCAGGGGAGATCACGACCGAGGACAAGATCAACTTCACGGCCGGATTCCAGCCGACGGAAGCGTACGACGAAGCATTGCCGTAGTTCGCCCACTACGGCAATCGTGGGCGGCGCGTCGTCGGTCCTCAGGCTGGCGGCGCGTCGTCCGCCTTTTCATGGGGCGACTGAAAAGGACGGACTGACGTGGCAACGACGAACGAAGCGAATCCGCATCGCGGCGAGGTCGACTTCCCGGTACGCAACGCCGGAGGCGACATCGAGCGCAATTACATCTTGAAGCTCAGTCTCAACGCCGGCGCGGCGCTGCAGAAGAAGTTCAAGGGGAAGCCGATGGGCGAGATCGTGGCTGGGCTCGACAAGATGGACTTCGACACGATCAAGGAGCTCGCCTTCATGCTCCTGCAGAAACATCACGCCGACGAGGTGACGACGCCGGACAAGGCCGGGGACGTCGTCGACGACGGCGGCGGGATCGTGAAGTTCGCCGAGGCGTTCAAGGCGCTGCTCGGTGTGAAGGATGCGAGCGAGGGTAATGGAAACCCTCAGACGGCTCAGACGTCGACTTCGGGCAGCTCTACGTCAACGCCCGGCGCGCCGGCCTGAGCGGGGGCGATGCCTTCTGGGACTTGTCGGCGATCGAAGTCACGCACGAGATCGAGGCGGCGCGGCTGCGACGGATCGACCAGATGAACGCGTCGATCTTTCACGCGTGGCAGATCGAGAACATCAAGGCCCTGACGAAGAAGACGGAACGCAAGGTCGGGAAGAAAACGCAGATCAAGATCACGCTACCGAAGCTGGAGAAGCTGTTGATCCCTGATCAGGAAAAGAAGCATCAGACCGTCGGCGAGATGCGCGGGGCACTGGCGGTGCTCTCGGCGCGTACCGGGTTCCCGCTGAAGAAGGCGCCGCCGCGTGGCGACTAACATCACCGTAGGCGTCCTGCGGGCGCTGCTGACGCTCGATACCGCGCAGTTCCAGAGCGGGATGCGGGAGTCTGCCGGGTCGGCGAAGAAGTTCGAAGGCCAGCTCCGCAGCATCGGCGGGAACATGACGCAGATCGGCGGCACGCTGACGGCCGCCGTCACCTTGCCGATCGTCGCGGCGTTTGGTGGTGCGACGAAGGCCGCGATCGACTTCGAGTCGAGTTTCGCCGGCGTCCGCAAAACCGTCGACGCGTCCGAGGCCGAATTCGCGGCCATGTCCGAGCAGTTCCGCGGCCTGTCGAAGGAGATCCCGGTCAGCGTCCACGAGTTGAATCGACTCGGCGAGGCGGCCGGGGCGCTCGGCATTCCGAAGGAAGACGTGATCGAGTTCGCGGAAGTGATGGCGAAGCTCGGCGTCACCACGAACGTCACCTCCGACCAGGCCGCCGAGAGCATCGCCAAGATCCAGAACATCTTTGGCGCGTCCGGGAAGTTTACCGAGGAGTTCGCGTCGACGCTCGTCGACCTCGGGAACAAAGGGGCGTCGACCGAAGCCGAGATCCTCGCGCTCGCGACACGGATCGCGTCAGCCGGCAATACCGTCGGGATGACGCAGGCGCAGGTCCTCGGGTTCTCGTCGGCGATCGCCAATGTCGGCATGGAGGCAGAGGCGGGCGGCTCGGCGTTCTCGCGTGTCGTGCTCAGCATCTCGCAGGCCATCACCGCAGGCGGCGCAGAGCTCGCGCGGTTCGCGCAAGTCGCCGGAATGTCGACGCAGCAGTTCGCGACGCTCTTCCAGACGGACGCAGCCGGCGCGGTGACGGCGTTCATCGGCGGACTCGGTCGAATCAAACAGAGTGGGGGCGACCTCAACGCGACACTCAACGCGCTCGGCTTCACGGAGATCCGGCAGTCCGATCTGCTCCGTCGACTCGCCGGGGCGAGCGATATGGTCGGCCTATCGCTGCAGACGGCGAACACGGCGTGGCAGCAGAACACGGCACTGTCGGCCGAGGCCGAGAAGCGGTTCGTCACGTTTCAATCGCAGCTGACGATCTTCTGGAATCGCCTCACGGACATCGGGATCACGCTCGGCACGGCGCTGCTGCCGGTCCTCACGGCCTTTCTGAACATCCTCGGCGCGATCATGCCGGTGATCGAATTCCTCGCGCAGTCGTTCGCGGCGATGCCGATGCCGATGCAACTCATGGCGATCGGCTTGGCGGGACTCGTGGCGGCGATCGGTCCGCTCCTGCTGATCGGCGGACAACTGGCGATGGGCCTGGCCGCGCTGATCGGCCTCGGCGGATTCGCCGGCGTCACGGCGGCGATGACGGCGGTCGCGACGTTCATTACGGGCGGGCTCACCGCGGCCTTCACGATGATCCTGCCGTGGCTCGGTCCGGTCGGGCTGATCGCTGCCGGCGTGACGGCGATCGTCCTCGCGTGGAAGTACTGGGATCAGATCGTCGCGTTCTTCCAGGGCGCGTGGCAGTTCGTCGTCCAGAACTTGACGAAGGTTCCGGACCTGTTGCTGCTGCTACTCGGGCCGATCGGTCAGGTCGCGCTCGCGTTCAAGCACTGGGACACGATCGCCGCGATCGCGCAAACCGTGTATACCGCGGTGAAGACGTGGCTCGTCGACAAGTTCAACGCGATCGTCGACTCCATCAGGCAGAAGGTCGCGGCGGTGACCGGGTTCTTCCGCGACATGTACATCAAGGTCGTCGGGCAGTCCTACGTCCCGGACATGGTCACCGGGATCGGCTACGAGTTCGGACGCCTGGACGATCTCATGGTCGAGCCGACGCGGCAGTCGACGTCGGTCGTCGGGACGATGTTCCGGAGCCTGTCGGACGAAGTCAATAACGTCGTCCGCGACATGCTGCGCCAGGTGTCCTCGACGCTCACCGGATGGCTCGACGGGTTTATGCCGTCGTGGGCGGCGCAGCTGCTCGGAGGCGTCGCGGATGCCGTGATGAGCGGCCTCACGGAGCGGCTCCTGCCTGGCCTGTCAGGGTTCGGCGGCGGCGGACTGTTCGGCGGCGGCGGCGCGGGAGGGCTGATCGGGAAGATCCCGGGCCTCGGCGGTCTCATGGGCGGCGGCGCTGGCGGCGGTCTCGCCAGTGGCGCGGCGATCAACGCGCAGACGGCGGCACTCGGCGGCGGCGCCGGCGGCGGGATGGGCGCGCTCGGCGCGTTCTTCACGAATCCCTTCACGCTCGCCGGCGCGGCCGGTGTCGCGCTGGGACTCGGCATCTGGAAGAAGGGCCTCTTCCGCGGCGGCGAAGAGGCGCTGAAGGTCTCGCCACGGCGCGATCAGTTCTTCGCGCAGTTCGGCGATATCCAGAATCGCGGCGAAGGCGGCGCCGCGTGGAACCTGGCGTCGCGGCTGGTCGCACTCGGACAGGGTGAAGGCGGCGGGCCGCTGTTCGCGGCCCTGCAGAAGGCCGACACCGTCGCGCAGTGGGACCAGGCGCAGGCGTCCGTCGTCGCGGTGCTGAAGCGTGCGGGGATGGCCGTGCGGTCCTTCGCGCAGGGCGGGTTCATTCCACCGGGTGTCGTGACGCCGGCGATCCTGCACGGCGGATCGTCAGGTGAGATCGTGGCGCCGCTCGACAAGATGCGGACGGTCGTCACGTTCGCCCCCACGATCGTCGCCTGGGATGGCGCGGACGTGAAGCGCGCGATGCCGGCGCTGATTCGCGAGCTCAAGATGGCCATGCTCCTGAACACCGACGGCCTGAACACGGCGCAACGGCGGGCGCTCGAGGCCTGAGATGTTCGGACGCTACGCGCTCCCGTCGGACGATTACGCGGGACTCTCGAGCAGTGTGTCGGCGAGTGCCGAGGATCCGGAATATCCGGCCGGGAACCTCGTCGCGCTCGCGAATACCGGGCACCTGAACCTCCCGAGCCGTCCGGCGAAGCTGGTCTCGAGCTCCGGGTCGTGGACGGTGTCGTTCGATGCGCCGGTGACGGTCGAAGCGGCCGCGCTCATCTATCACGACCTCGACGCCGGTCTCGACGTCACGATCAACGGCGAGCCGATCATCATCCCGCCGCACATCGAGGGCGGGATCGCAAACGTGACGCCCGAGACGGTTAACGCCTGGGTCGAATTCGACACGCCGTTGACGGCGTCGAGTTTCACGCTCTCGATCAACGAGGCCAACAGTCTCGACGTCGTCGTCGGACGACTGCTCCTGATCGGGACACTCCGGCAGCTCGAGACGGACGTCCGATGGGGCGAAGAAGAGATGGAGGACTTCGGCCTGATCGAGCATCCGACTGAGCTCGGCGTCGAGACGATGTACGACCTCCCGGGCCGTCGTCGTGCGTTCGCTGGCGAGCTGAAGGTCCGCGACTCTGAGGCGCCGAGTTTGATCTCGCTCGCCCGATCCGCGCGAGGCCGGATCCTGCCGTGGCTCCTGATTCCCGATGAGGACGTCAACGACGCGTGGCTCGTGCGATTCGAGGAGTCACGATGGAGTCGGACGCGCGAGACGATCAACTTCAATAGCTTCCCGTTTCGCGTGCGCGAGTTGTCGCGCGGTCTCCCCTGGCCGTGAGTCGGAATAGCACCGCCGGCCGGGCGAGACTGACGAAGGCCGAACGGGCCGCCGTGTTGGCGCTGCTCGACGGGACGCCTGAGGGGGAGGATCGCGCCTTCAAGGAGCAACTCCGGATCGCGCGCCGCAAGATCACAGAGACGCGACAGGCACGACGCGAGCGAGGGCGCGGCCAGTAGATGCCT